GGGACAACCCGGAGGACACCCGTGAAGGTTCAGAGGTCAAAGAGGGTCAGCGGCTCTGGCGCCCGTACGCTCGCTGGCCAAGTTGTTTCACTCGAGCGGCGCTGTGCCGCCCTGGAGCGCGAGATAGGCCTGCTCGCCTTCAGCACCGCACTAGACAAGGCTCTCGCCCGCATCGCGAGACTGGAAGAAAACCGCCAGTAGGACCGAAGCCCCGAGTCGATCCGGGGCTTTTCCTGCTCGGTCGACTTGCGACTTGACAAGCGACTTGCGACCATGCAAGGATCCTCCCCGAGGACGGCGGGCACCCAGGGCCGCCGAAGAAGGGGAGGATGGTCATGGCGACGCAGAGGCAGGTTGATCGACTCCGTAAGCCGCGCAGGTTGCAGCACAACGGCAACTGTTTGTGCAGGCCGTGCATCGAAACGCGCCGCGAGGATTTGCGCGAGGCGCTGTCGCTCAGAGGCAAGCCGCTCACGGCGCTGGATCGGATTCTCCTTTCGATGGACCCGATCGGCGCAAAGGACAATCACGGCCCCGTCTACATGAGCGTGCTGTGCAAGGTGCGCGAGGACGGGTCCGGCGTCACGGACGTGGTGTCCGTCGAGTTCCACCCGAAACCCTCCGTCGCGCGGAGCGCCTCATGACCCTCCACCAAGCAGAGACGGAGCTCCGGATGGCGGCGTTGGCGTTCGCTCGGGCGCGAGAGCGGTTCCATCAAGCCGGGAACAAGGACATTCGCGCAAGGTGCGACGCCTTCGTGCTGGCCAGGTTTGCCCTGGCCACGGCCGCGCTGGATCTGGCTGAGGCCCATGACGCCGAGCATCGGGTGTCGCCATGACCCCCGCCGATCGCGAGGCGCTGGCATCACGCATGAGAGCGGAAGCGCAGCGGGATCGCGTTGCACGGATCGCGCGTCAGATGCGGGGCGATCCGGAGGCTTGGCTAGCTGTTATCGATGATGACCGGCAATGGTTCATTGCATGGACCGGAGCGTTGGGTGTCGGTGCCCGCTGCCCCAGTATCGCCACCCGCGCCGCCGTCCGCGAAGCGATCCGCCAGCGCCTCCCGCCATTGGCGGAAGTCTTCCGCGATGAGTTGGCAGAACTAGAGCGAGCACGCGAAGCAGGGATGGAGGTGTGGAAGCCATGAGCACGATTCGCGAGCTAGCGGAGTCGGCCTACCTCATCGCCACGTCCCGTCCGACGAACAACACCGGAATCGACGTGATCGAGGATGCGATTCAGGCGGCGGTGAATGACCACACCCGCGCGTTGGCGGATGCCGCATCTGACGCGCGTATTGCCGAGTGGAAACACACGCGCGGTTGTCCGACTGGTGAATGCTGGTGCTACCGCTTAGGCGCAGCTCTCCGCGCCGCCGGAAGGCTCTGAGATGAGCGCGCTGAGTTCCCTTCCGCTGCCGGCGAGGTTCTGGGCGCGCGTGGCTAAGTCGGATGGATGCTGGCTGTGGACTGGCGCCACCGACGCAGATGGCTACGGCCGCATGTACATCGGCAAGAAGCGCGTCGGTGCACACCGCTACTCCTTGGAGCTCTGGCGAGGCTACGCGTTGGCCCGGCATGAATTCGCCTGCCACCGGTGCGACGTGCCGGCTTGTGTGCGCCCCGAGCATCTGTTCGCCGGATCCAATGCCGCCAATCAGATCGATAGCGTTACGAAGGGCAGGAAGAGCGCTCCGCGCGGCAGTCGTGCGGGAACTGCGAAGCTGACCGAGCAGCAGGTCGCGGAGATTCTAGCGGCCCTCAGGCGCGGCGAACGGCAGAAGGATCTCGCGGCGCGTTATGGCGTCTCTAGGCAGCCGATCTGGCTCATTGCGCATGGCAAGGGCTGGAACCACGTGCGGAGGCTGCCATGACCTACGACGGCTGGAAGTGTACCCCCCCGGCGGAGCCGCCCTGCGTCTGCAACGCGCCCGACTGCGAGGAGTGCGAAGCGCGGCAAGCCGCCGAAGATCGCTATTGGGCGCGGGTAGACCAACAGATCGACGAAGCGAAGGAGCGGGAATGGGATCGCTGAGCGTGGTTGAGGTTCTGGAGGCCGCGAGGGCGCGGGTGGCGAAGGGGTGGACGCAAAAGGTGTTCGCGCGCGACTCCGACGGCAACGAAGCAAAAGCGGACGGACCCAACGCATGCCGGTGGTGCGCGGAGGGCGCGATCTCGTTCGGCCCCGGGGCGCTCAATGCCCTTATCCTGCTTGAGTGTGCGATCGGCGGCCCTGGAGTTGTGCGGTGGAACGACACCCCCGGCCGCACTCAAGCCGAAGTCATCTCCGCCTTCGACCGCGCCATCATCCTCGCCAAGGCCGTCCAATGATTGACCTCCTCTTCGCTCACCCGATCGTCACCGCTGTCGTGTTCTTGCTGCTGTACTGGGCGCTGACCATTGCCACGTTCCATCGGCTGTTCAGAAAGGACATGTGATGCTCCCGGACCCAGACGACCGCCAGTGCCTGATCATCTCCAAGCTGCACGAGCGACTCGTCCTCGAGACGCAGAAGCTATCCGACATGGACTTGCGATTGCGCCTTACGTTGACGCTCGGGCTCTTCCGGGAACAACTCGCAGGTAATCCGCCGCCCCTGCTGTCGGAGTTCGATCGACTGGTCCCGGGCTGGATCCACGCGCGGAGCCCTGCGTTGCGGGTGGTGAGGACGGATGGGGAGCCGGAGGCGGCATGATGGGGACCTGTATTGTCGTAGTGGCGATAGCCGTCCCACTATACCTAATGGTGCAATTTATGTTGTGGGTGGAGAATGATGAGGTTCCATGGTGGCGCAAGTTCAAAATCATCTGCCCGGTCTGTCAAAAGCGCAATCAGTGCCGGAAGCATCGCGCCCATGAGCGCATTGTCAGTGGTTTTGGCGTTCGCAACATGGATGGCCCGAAATGCACCCGTTGTGAGGCCGACCTCGCCGAGCCGTACATGGGACACCCTTACGTCGCCCCACTGGTAGCCGAAGCCAAACGCGCAGAGGAGTTCAGGGCCGCAGCGGCCGAGTACAACGCCGCGATCAAGACTGCGCGCAAGGGGGCTCGCCCATGACCCGCCCCCTCCGCTGGCTGCGCGAGAGGCTACGCCAAGTATGGGCGTGGCTCGAAGACGGATTCAAAGATTTGTTTTGGGAGGATTTCGAATGACACTGACGATCAGAGACGCAGTACAGGCAAACCTGAAAGCTCGCATCGGACTGATTGCGCCGGCCAAGGGGGGCAAGACCTTCACCATGCTGACCTTCCTTTTCGGAATGAAGGCGCTGGGCATGGCGAGCAAGATCGGCGTCATCGACACCGAGCACCGCAGCGCCAGCAAGTACAAGCGCGACTTCGGGCCGTTCCGCGTGATCGAGATGGAGGACAACTTCTCGCCGGAACAGTACGTGGAAGCTCTACGGCTGCTCGCAGAAGACGGCTGCGATGCCGTCGGCGTGGATAGTCTCTCTCACGCTTGGGCCGGCAAAGGCGGCGCGCTGGAGTTGAAAGACAAGTTCAGCCGACAGCGCGAGTTCAACGATTACACGGCGTGGGGTCCAGTGACCGCGCTCCATATCCGGATGATCGAGGCGATGTTGAGCTACCCAGGACACCTGATCGCCACCATGCGCTCCAAGATGGAATACGTGATGGAGAAAGATCCGATCACGGGCAAGAACGTCGTGCGCAAGGTCGGACTTCAGCCCCTCCAACGCGACGGTATGGAATTCGAGTTCGACATCATCGGAGACATCAACCAAGACCACGAGCTCACCATCGCTGGTACCCGATGCCGCGCCCTCGATGGATACCAAAAGACGAAGCCCGGTCCTGAGCCGATGAAGACACTCAAGGCGTGGCTGGAGTCTGACGAGGCCGTTCAGGCCAAGGCTTCTCCCCCCAGCGTTCCGGCGCAGGTTGCCACCCCCCTTGCGACCGCGCCGGACGCTGGGAAGGAGGTTGGGAATGGGACTGCGGCGACGCCCGCCGTGCCGGACGCTGCCACTACGTTGACGACGGCTGCGCCCGCCTCGATGCCTGACCCGCTCCTCTCCGAAATCACCTCGGCCGCCAATCAGGCCGCACTGGATGCGTTGGTCCCGAAGGTGAGCGGATTGCCAGAAGTCCGGCGAGCGGTGTTGCGCGCGGCGTGGGTTGCTCGGCAGAAAGAGGTCAGAGCCGCATGATTCATCTATCTGCCAGCGCCCTCTGGCGCGCCGAGAAGTGCCCCGCGAGCGCCAGCCTGCCCCGCATCGGGGAGCTCCGCGCCGACGCGGAGGCCGGGACGGATGCACACGCTGACCATGAGGCGGCGTGTCCGCCGGATGAGATGGCGGAGGTTGCGTTCGCGCTGAACCCGGAGCTGGGCCATGCCCGGCACCTGGGGCAAGGACTCAAACGCGAGTATCCGGTGGACTGGTCAACCGAAATCCCCGGCACCGTCGACCGCATGAAGCGTGCGCCGGTCGACGGCGTAGCCGAGGTGAGGGACTACAAGAGCGGGTTCGGGTACATGGTCGCGCCCGTCGAGCGCAATCTCCAGCTCGCGCACAATGCGCTGTGCGTGGCGGATACGCAGCACGTCGAGACAGTACGAGTCGCGATCGATCGGCCAGACGGCGAGGGCAAGCCGGTCCTGTTCGACGCCTTCGACCTAGCCGCCGCTCGGGAACGTATCCGAGCCATCTGGCGAGCGGTGAATGCGCCATCGCCGGCTGTCGTCGCGGGCGATCATTGTTGGAGATGCGAGTGCATTCGCAACTGCCCCGCCCACCTGACGATGGCCATCGCGTTCAGCGAAGGGCTCTGGCCCGGCGTGCTGCCCACGGACGGATTGACGGTCGCGAAGGTGGCGCAAGGGTGGGAGTTCCTCGCCAACGCGAAGCGGCTATTGGGGTTGGTCGAGAAGACGTATCGGGCATTCGCGTCCCTGAACCCGATTCCGCTGGCGAATGGGAAGGTGCTGGGCGAGCACGAGGTGCAGCGTGAGGAGTTGGATGGGTTGATCACCTATCAGACCCTTCGCGATCTGCATGGGGAGCCGGTGGCTCGTCAGGCGGTGACGATGGAAGCGACGAAGTCCGCCCTCGAGACCGCCCTGAAGCCGATCGCGCCTAACGGCAAGCGCGCGGGCATGGTGCGGGAAGCCTTGCAGGCGATTCGTGATGCGAATGGTGTTGTTGTGAAGCGTTCAATGCGTGTTGAGGAATATCAACCAAAGGAGTGACAAATGGGCTGGACGGATACAGTTTTTGAGGAGCCGGTGCGAGTGCAGTTCGCGAAGTTGGATCTGATCGGGGACGATATCGAGGGTGTCTTCGCGGGCACCGAAGAGCGCAAGAACAACTTCGGCAAGTCCGAGGTGCACATCCTGATCAAGACTGGACACACGCAGGAAGGCGAGCCGGTGATGGAGTCGCTGCGCGCAAATCAGCGTTTACTCGCGCAAGTTGCCAGCGTAAAGCGGGGGACGAAGATCCGGATCGAGTACGTGAGCGATCAGCCCAATGATGGCGTGGACAAGCAGGGCAATCCGTTGAAGCCCTCGAAGCTCTATCGGGTCCAGGTGGACGACGGTAAGAGCGCCGCGCCGGCACCGTTCTAGGCGGGGCGGAGCCCTGGAGGAGGATCGAGATGAGCGACAGATGTTGGCGATGCGGCATTCCGTGGAACGACTGGGCCGGCAGATCCGAGGAAGATCCCACTCGCTGCCGCCCATGCTACGGCTTGGACTCCGACCCAGAGATCCAGCGCGATCTGCACGCATTGGCCGCTGAGAACAAGGCGAAGCGTCGAGCCGAGGCAGCGCAAGAGGCAGCCGAATACGGAGTCCCGCTCGATGTTGCGCTCGCTGTCCGAGGCGAGAAACCATGACCCCTCCCGAAGGGCGCACACCCGCCGAAGGCGGTCCCCTCCCCCTGAAGCCAGGAGAGTCGCCGGAGGAGATCGCGGACCTGTATGGGCATTGGTCCACCAGCATGCGGACGAAGCTAGCGGAGCAAATCAAGGCCTATGGAGATAGACGCGGGGAGGAGGAGAGAGCGAAGGCGCTGGCCGACGCGGCGACTGAGGCGAGGGCTGCGCGGGACAGACTTGCGCGGTCCGAGATGCCGTCAGGCGCGCGAATTGCCGCCGTAGCGGCCATGGGGGCCTTCGCCGTGAAGCTGGAACACATCGCCGCTGCGCCCTCCGGGGACGCGAAGGGAATTATCGCGGAAGCGCCGTGCGCGCATGGCGTCTCGCATTGGGAGGTCTGCGTGCGGTGTCGTGTAGAGCTTGAATCCGGGGACGCGAAGGGGACGAAATGAGCGCATCCGAGATGGAGAGGCTGGGGGCCGAGCTTGAGAAGGTGCTCGCGCGCGAGGCCGAGGGGGTGGCGCTGTTCGACACGCTGCTAGCCGAGGAGCGTGCCGAGTCCGCCTCCCTGCGAGAGCGGCTGCGGTGGTTTGAGGCGGCGCATCTGTTGCTGGCGAACGAGCACGCATTCATCGGCCAGCCGGACGGCTCCGTGTTCTTCGGGCTGGCGGGCTGGAAGGATGGCGTTCCAACGCTGGGCTTGAACATGAACGACGTATTCGCGTGGGGTTGCGCCGATGCGGAGAGCTTCCAGTACATCGATGCCCCGGCCTTGCTGGAGATCGTCAAGCGTGACGGCGCAGTCGGTCTAGTGAAATGGGCGCGCGATCAGCGAGCCAAGAACAGAGAGGACTGGATCGACGAGCAGCATCTTTTGAAGTACACGCCGAATCTGCCGCTACTCGATCGACTCGCCGCTGCCGAAGCCCGCGCCAACACCGCCGAAGCAGCCAAATCCCAAGCCCTGGAGGCGCTGCGCCGGTTGCTGGTCGCCGTGACTGGCAATCCGGGTGCCGTGGAGACTGCCGACGCCGTCAACGCAGCGCGCGCCGCCCTCTCTGGCAGTTCAGCGCCGCAGGCCCCCAATTCTGAATTCGACGATCTGCTCGACGAGATTGGCGCCGGCCTGGGCTGCACCCCGTATCTCGACGGAGGCGCCATCAACAGGGCCGAGGCAGCGCTGTCGAAGCTGCGCGCCGCCCTGTCTATGAAGAGCGAGGGAAGCGATCCTGATTCATCCGGCGCGGACGCGACCTCGCCCTCCGTCGCCAATGCTCCGCTAGACCACCATCATGCCGCCCACGCCAAGGCGCCCGATGGCGAGGTCAACTGGGCGCGTTGCCCGTTGTGCGGCTTTCGCGAGGCCGATCGGATGGGCCGGTGTGTTGGGCATCTTGGGCCGCCAGCGAATACCGGCGATCTTCATCCGAAGGGAGAGACCTGCTCGTTCTGGAGGGCCTCATCCCAGAAGGGAAGTGGAAGGTGAAGAAACAAGACAGAGGGCCTGCGGCGCCCACCGCTACGCTGCATGAGGTGAAGTGCTGGCCTGAATACTTCGAAGCCGTGCGCGACGGGCGGAAGCCATTTGAGTTGCGCCGTAACGACCGCAATTATCAGGTCGGGGATACGATCAGGCTCATGGAGTATGACCCGCTTAAAGGGCGATTCACCGGCCGTGATGACTGGAGGCTCATCACGTATGTCCTGCGCGGCAGAGTCGGGGAACCGAAAGATCCGATTAGCCTGCGGGCTGGCGTGGCAAGTATCGCATCGCCGGAGATCGATTCATTCTCATATGTGATCCTGCCCGATTGGGCGGTATTAGGTATCGCCACCCTCAACTTTGAATTGGCGACCGCAGGGAGCGCGAGCGCCAGCGATGGGATGCCCGCGGCAGCCGCTTCCGAGAAGGAGGGGACGTGAAGCGTCTTGCTCCAGACTACAACCCGAGGCGGCGGAAGTGTCCAGGCTGCGGGACCAAGGACAGGCCGGTTCCATCGTGTATATCCGCCCGCGAACTGCGCCGTCAGAAGCTACAGCCTTTGATGTGCCCGCGCTGCGTGCGCCACGTCTGGGCCCCGCCCCCACCGACCCCCATCCAGAGGGGAAGTAAATGACACGGCCTGCGGCCGAATGAGGATTGAATGGGATGCCCTAACTTTCCGCACATGCACAACTGCGCGTGCGAGCGATGCAACGAGAGTTTCCGTGTTGATCTGGGGCGCGGACCGTTCGGGCTGGCGTTCTGCTCCAAGCCGCCGAACCACCGCGGCGATCACACCGCCATTTACAACAAGCGTCTTGTGTCGTGGCGTGGTCCGCTGCACGCCGTACCAAAGACGGAGGACACGTGAGGTCGGAAGAAAGAGCGGAAGTCTGCGTTGCCGCACTGTGGCCCGGCAAGTCGGCCCGCGCCCAAAATAGAGACTTAATCGCAGACGCCATCCGCGCCGCCATCGCGGAGCGAGATCGGGAGTGGGCGAAGGCGCTGGATGCGGCCGGAATCCGCATGCGGTCTGGAGGAAAGACCATCGCCGTACCGGCGGGTGGTGTCAGATACGAAGCCGGCGCTCCCCTTCGTGCCCTCCTGGCCGCAGGCCCCGCCACGGAGCGGACGGAGTGAGCGAGGCGGTGCGGCATGCGCTGGCGGAGGCATTGGGGGTTTCCCTGAGCGCCAGCACTTCCCTCGAGACCGTGGATGTCAAGGGGGCGGCGGCGCTGCTGCATACGACCGCGCGGGCGGTCTACGTCAGGCATCAGCGAGGGCAGATGCCGAGGCCGCTACCGGGGCGGCGCTTGATCTGGCGCAAGGCTGATCTATTACGGGGGCGATGACGGTGCGAATCGAGACCCGGAACGGGAAGCTGGTCGCAGACATTCGCGTGAAGGGCCCTGCGGGGCCCATACGCAAGCGCTCCAACGTTCCCATGGAGATCACCAGCCAGAGCGGGGCAAAGCGCTGGGCGGAGTCCAGGGCCCGCCACCTGGCCCACAACGGGGAGACCAAGGAAGAGGTGCCGGCGCCAACACTGCGCGAGTTCGGGTCCCGGTGGATCAAGGAGTACACGATCGCCAACGGCCACAAGCCCTCCACCATCGAGGCGAACGAGATGCGCCTCCGGAAGCACCTCTACCCGGTGCTCGGAGGGCTACGGCTGAACGAGATCGGAGAGCCAGAGATCCAGAAGCTCAAGCTGCACCTGGCCGGCAACGCCGACAAGACGCGGGCCTGCATTCTCGCCCTGCTCGCGACTATCCTGCGCACCGCAGAGCGCTGGGAAGAGATCGTCAAGGCACCGCGGATCGATCAACCCAAAGTCCGGCTTCCGGAGATGGAGTTCTATGACTTCGAGGAATGGGAGGCGCTCATCGAGGGCGCGCGCCGCACGGGGCCGATGGTACTCTGTGCCCTGCTGCTCGGTGGAGATGCTGGACTCCGTCGCGGCGAGCTTGTTGCGCTCCAGTGGTCTGATGTCAGTCGAGTATCAGTGCGGGTCGTGCGGAACGAGTGGGAGGGCCACACGGGGACCACCAAGAGCGGCAAGGGCCGCACCATCCCGTTGACCGCACGCCTCGCGGAAGCGATCGCCGCCGTCCGCCATCTGCGCGGGCCACGCCTGCTCTGGCAGGATGACGGGGAGCCGGTCGGGGTCCACACCCTGAGAAGCTGGCTGTTCAGAGCGACCAAGAAGGCTGGGCTTCCACCCTCGAAGAACCTGCACAAGCTGCGACACACCTTCTGCTCGCACCTGGCGATGCGCGGAGCGCCGGCCAGGGTGATCCAGGAGCTCGCCGGGCACGCCAACCTGACCACGACGATGCGCTACATGCACCTGTCCAAGGGGAGCAAAGAAGCCGCGATCGCCTTGTTGGAGCAGGGAGCGGGCGGGGAGCGGAAGGCGAAGGGCGAGTGATTTTCATTGCTGTGCACGACAGAGGAAGCCGCTATGCTACACGGTAGAGCGAACTGCGCTTTTCACTCTGCGAGGCGGTGCACATGACTGCACAGGCGTACACCGAAAGCCTCCCTGTTGGGGGAGCGGGCGGGGAGCGTGGCTGTGATGGTTAGGCGACATGGTTGGAGGCGATGGCACCGGTTCATCTGCCGGGTGGTCGGTCACGACCCGTGGTACTCGTCAACCGCAAGAAACAACATCGGGCTGATCGTGGCCTACAGGATTGGGTGCTTCCGGTGTGGCGAACTCATCGAGTCGTATCGCCCCGAGGTGTTCGAGCCATCGCCACCCGAAGGGACGCAGGAATGAAGCTCAGCGAGATAGAGGGGCTGCGCCGTTGCGTCGAACACCAACTAGAGATCGGTCCCGACATTCCCCTCGAAACAGTCGCGCGCCTTCTACAAGAACGAGAGATGCTGCTGGGGTTCGCTCGCGAGGTGGCCGACGGCTGCGACTGCGAAAGCCACAGCGATAAGGCCCGCGAGGCTATCCGGAAGGCTGAGTCCTAGCCCCCTGGCCGGGCCGCAGGCCCTAACCCCCGCCCCATGGGGCGCGGCCCGCCTGGTTGGGAATCAGTTGCAGCCGTATTTGATCGTGTCCGTACCCGTGCCGGCGATCGTCAGCGTGGTGCTGCTCACGGAGCATTTCACTGCTGCCGCTGCTGTCGAGTCCGTGCACCACGGATTGCAGCCGGCCGGCACCTGAACCGACCCGGCGCCAGCTACGAGCGCCACCGATGCCGGAACGCTGGACGTTCCACCGAGCGAGCCTGGAATGTTCGTGAAGTTGGTAATAGCGTTCAGGCCGGCATTGCAGAAGGTACACGATCCGTCGATGTTGATCCCGTTCGTACAGTTGCCGCCTCCGCATCCTACAAAGTTGTTTCCAGTGATGAGGATGTGATCGTTAGTACCGGTATCCACCTGTGCCCCGCGTGCGTAGTTATTGGTTCGCACGCCGACTATGCTCACATAGCTACTGCTGTTGCCAATACGGATAGCCGGAGTGGATCCGAAGGTCCCGGTCTGGACGTATGCGCCGCCAGTAATGGCACCGCCCACGATCGCGTCAAGATACACCGCCTGATTCGTAGTGTCGGAGATAGACCCCCCGCTGATCGCCACATCGGTCCCGTTCCGTAGGTCAATGCCAGCACTGTTGGGATGCTTGATAATGTTATTACTAAGCCCCCACCGGTCCGTGCGTAGTGACTTGATGCCCTCTCCGGTTGATGCCCCCGATCGGCCAGCATCCACGATTGTGTTGGCGTCGAGCTTCATGTCCCGGCAGACGGTGACGGACTCAGAGATACCGGCAATGTCGAACGGGGTAGCCGTCCCGACAACCCCAACGTTGCCAGCCGTGGCATCTGTGATGATCAGAGAGTTGGTGCCGGTCGCCACCAGCGCATGCGACCCATCGTGACCCGTCCCGGTGCCGGCTATGGTGATATTGACAGGGGCGGCCAACGCAGAGGTAGCAGAGTCCACGACTACCGTCGCCTGTCCGACAATCGGAGAACTGGCCGTAATACTCTGGATGTTCCAGACCGGGAAAGCGGTGTTATCGAAGAAAATGCCAGCGCTATTGCTACCGTTAACCGTGTTGTCAACTACCGACCCCTCTGCGCAACGGGAGAACTTGATCCCGCCATTCTCGCAGTAATTGTCATCGACCCGCCATTTATCCGATACGTGCGGGTCGTTATAGGCACCCATCTTGATACAGCCGTCGCCAGTAGAACTGATCGGCAACGTCATGATGCAGTGGTTATGGGCCACAGTGCTCTGGATCGCCCCCGAGAGGTAGATACAGACATCGTTGCCGTTCGCCGGCATGATCCCGGTGTTGTTCGTCCAACGGTTCCGGTTGCTCCATGGCGGAGAATTGTAGGCGACCGTGAAGCCGCTCGCCCAGTTGCGATCGATCAGCGTGGTATCGCTGATAATCTGAATCGCGATGTGCGTACTAAGGACGGATGGGCTGAGCCCGTAGAAGAAATTGTCATGGATGCTACTCCCGTGCAGCAGAGTATTCGGTGGTGTCGGGTAGGTCGTTCCGATCCCCGCACCACAGGAGGTCACGGCGAGTCCAGAAATCTCCAGGGCCGTCAGATCGACACCTGTATAGATCCCGTAATTGTTGTAGGTGCCGCTCCCGCTGGCGTAGGTCGTAAGGATCGTGCCGGTGCATGTGATTCCGAGGTCGGCAATCCCGACGTTCGATAACGCCCCGGCTGCCGTGATCGAGATAACCCCCGCACTTCCACCACTGGCGGCGTTCCCGGTCAGGACGGTATTGCCTCTCCCAGCCCCACTCAAGTAAACATTGGACTTGTTGATCACGATCGTGGGCGTGACAGAATAGGCACCAGCCGGAATGGTGACCGTCCCACCCTGAGTTAGGCCGCCGACGTAGGTCAGGGCCGCGTTGATAGCAGTCGTGTTGGTCGCAGCTGACGCCGCTGGGTCTGCCCCGAAATCCTTCACGCTCACCACATCCCCCAGCTTGCTCCCGATCTTCCGGGAGACTGCGCCGGTCCCATCAGCCCTGAACGTCATCTGGAACGGGACGGTGATCGCGACAGCGAGCAAGGCAAGCAAGCGCTTCAATTGCTCCTCCGGAAGATGCGTTGCAGGATGGTGAGGGCGGGGGGTAGCCAGGGGGGCTTGAGGGCGAGGATGGCCACCACGAGCGCTGCCGCGCCGGCCAGCCACAACCACCACGGAATCCCGAAGCGGCTAGCCGAGGCTGCATGAGCCTCTCCCGACGCGGCTACCGCTGAATCCGTGTGCGTGACCACCGGATCGCGCTCGGTGACGCGGGTGATGCGGCGAATTGGGCGCGGCGGGCCGGACAGCCCTACGGCTTGACCCGGTGTAGCCCCTGAACTCGCCGGCCCAAAGTCCTCCACGGTAGTCGTTACCTTCACCGCCCCCCGCTCCGTCACCGTATCCACCTTCTGCGCGTAGGAGGATTGGGATTCTGAGCTTTTGCTCATGGAGCATGCGGCGCACAGGGCGCAAAGCGCGAGGCGCTTCATCGCCACACGCCAAGTTTCCACGCGGCTAGAAACAGCGCCCCTGTGCCCAGCGCAAAACAGGATAGGAAGCCGAGAAGGAAGAGGGTCATGGGACCGCCAGCGTTTGGTCGTACGCGCCCAAAGACTCCACGGTGGTCGCCCGCCCAGCCCCGTCGTGCAGCACGCAGGTTCCACCGATCGCCACCGCTCCGCGCCCCATTGGAAGCACGCCGCCACTAGCGCAGACGATCACCAGGCCCGGCTCAGCCGATCCTTGACTAACGCCAGGACTTAGTAAACCAACCATTACTAGCCATCTCATGGGACCACCTTGAGCCGAGGCTTGGCGGCAGAGCTCTGGATTGCGCCGGCCGCGAATCCAGCGATGATGGCCGTGACCCGGACCCACTTCGTGGCTGTTGGCGAACCGAGGGCGGAGCCCAACTGATCGGCGAAGGCCACACCGCTCGCAGCGAATGCCATCAGCCCGCCACGGATCCACCTTCGTGCCGCGCGCTCATCAAAGAAAAAGCCGTGAAGGAGCTTCCGCAGAAGAGGAATCATTGGAGCGGCCGCCTCTCTGGTGCGAACACAACCCCGTGGCGGGCCAAGATGCGCTTCAAACGAGCCACCAAGCCTCCAGACATATCGTCGATCAGCTTCCCCATCTCCTCACACGATCCGTTGTAGTAAGAGAGAATGTTTTCCTGCGCTTCGCATTGCATACGCAGGGTCAGATTCTCCGCCGCCCGCGTCGCGAGCTGCGCATCTTTCTCCGAACAGCGTTGACAGGGGCGACCCGCCATCTTGCTTCTAGGCATATCGGATCCTCGCATTCGCGCAGGCCGCGATCGCCCATGAGTGCGCACGCGCACCATATTGAGCAGGCCATCTAGTTGGACAGCAGCGCATGGCGTTTCTCCAGCGTGTTCGTGGTGTATCTAGACCGCGCCCACCCACCGCATTTGTTGCACCGGAAGCGGTGGTATTCGCCAGACTGAGTAAACGCACTCCCGCGGCGCTGCATCTCGTGGCTCCCGCACTTCGGGCACTGCGGATCCTCGCTCGAGGAGTAGACGGCTATATTGGGGTGCCCAACCATCCAGGGACGCAGCTTCAGGTAGAGCTGTTCGGTGGCCAGCGTATCCTGGCAGTTGTAGTGCTTCATCTCCGCCCACGCGGCCGGATTGTCTTTCAGGCACTCTGCCCAGAGTTCGAAGCCCGGGAACTTCTTGTGAGGAGACTTCTTGATCTCCGTCAGGTGCTCGGAAAGCCATTGTAGTTTGTTGCTCGTAAAGTCGAAGTGTCTGCGACTAACGAGCATCGTATCTACAATCTTGATCGGTGAGTACGGCTTCATCCCGTGCATCAACATCCGGGCATTGATTTTCTTCACATCGAAGGCTTGCCCGTTCTGCGCGATCACAATGTCCGCCTTGTCGAGGATGTTCCAAAGGTCAACCAGAAGGCATCTATCCTTGCGGACGTTAGCCCTGCCACGCCCTCCCGTGTCTCGGTAGATGACCCCGAGCTCGCCAAGCCACTTTGCGGAGAAGCTAAGAATGCTCCACTCGATCGCGATCTGATCCAGCCCGATGTTCTGGTCCCAAAGTCCCCAGTGGTAGGACTGAAGCGGCGCTGTCTCGATATCGAGCGTAACGATCGCCGGCCCATTCAAGCGACACCCCGTGTTATACTTGCAGGCAGCGCGGAGACGCCCACTGGACCCATAGGCGCCATCTAGGTCTGGATCCCGGCCAGTACTACCAGCAGCTTGTCGTGTCCGTCCGCGATCTGCTCTCGCAGCTTGCGCGGGAGGATGATGCAGCCATGCGAGGCGGAGCCTGGGTGCTCTTTCGAGTCGCCATGGATCTCGAACGAGCCACGCTGGAACGTCTCTGTTCCGCGCAGCGGAGTCAGGGGTAGCACCACCGGCCCACAATCCGAGTCCTCGCGCTCTGCCCCGATCCAGTAGACCCCCTGCGGAATAGGCCCGAGGCCAGCTAGCTGCTGCTTGCTCGGATCGTTCTTCGCTTCCCCAAATCCAGAGTACGGGGTTTCCGGAAGCAACCGTTCCACGCCGCCCACCGCGTGATAGAACTTCTCCGGCTTGACCGAATAGACCCACATCTATGTGCCCTCCGGCGGCTTGCGGCAGTAGCAGGCGGTATCCGCCGCGTTCTCCACGATGAAGGCATCACCTTCGCAGTCCGCCTTGCACTTCTGGAATGCTGGCGAATCGCGCGAGGGGACGCAGACATGCGGGACCATGATCCGCGTCGGGGTGGCGCAGGCGGTCAGCAGAAGCAGGAGAAGAAGGACTCTCATCGTGGACACGTTCCGTCGATGTTCAGCTTGCATTTGATCGCTTTGATGTCCGCGCGCATCTCAGTCACATCCCTCGCCAGCGCCTCGATCTTCGCGTCGATCGGCGGGGGCGAGGCATGTCCGCTCCCAAGGCCGAGCACGACGCCGCCCACGAAGGCACCAGCAGCCCCGGCAATGACGGCGATCTGCTTGCCAGTGATCATGGGACTTTCTCGGATTCGATGACGAGTCTGGGGTCCATGTGCTAGCTTGCGCCTCCATGCGATGGCTCGTGTTGGCGATGTTGATTGGGTGCGGGGGCGTTGAGTGCGAACAACTGGCCCTCGTGCAAACCCCTAACCTGCACTACGAGATCACCTGCATCCACGAGTGCGGGATGGTATTGTCGGTTGGCTATTGGTATCCGGGGCCGACTTGCGAATGGGAACGGCGCGAATGCGAGAAGTTCTGCGCCGGTCAGAAGCAGAAGTAGTTGATCAGGTGTGCCGCAGTGCCCTTGAGCGTCAGGGTGCCGCCGGAGACGTTACAGCCGACCGCCGCCGCGGCTACCACGGTGGTGTCCGTACACACGCAGGCATGCACGCCGGCCGCCATAGTCTCGGTCTTGTTTCCTGAACCGTCTAGCGTAGCGATGCCGCAGCGATCTGTGTCGCTTGAGTAGTTGTTGCAGAAAAACCCGTTCGACGTGGTTGTGCCGGCAACAGTCATCGCCCCACCCACGATCGTCTTGTTGTTCCCGTCCACGCACAGCGTTGCCGTCTGGCCGTTGACCACCAGGCAGCCGGTCGAGTTGGCGGCTGTAGCGTTCGGATTAAACTGGAGCCCAACCGACGCATTCGCTGAGTTGGCTTTTCCAACCGCCAGAGTGCCGCTGTTCCCGTTCGCCAGTGACGCTTCGAAGAAGGTGGCCAGGAAGGTTGATCCGGTGCCGGAGACGGCGGCGCTCAGCGTTCCCGTAAACGCGGATCCGGTGGCCGTCCACTCCTGCACAATCGCGCCGTTGATCGCGAACCCGATATCGTTCGAGCCGATCCGGTAGAGTCCGCTGCCGGTGTCGTTGAAGAAGCTCAAACTCGGCGTAGCCACCGCGCCGTTGGCGCCGCGATACCCGTTCGCAGTCCACTCGCCAACCTTCGCACCCGAGATCGCGAAGCCCGCGTCAGACGTACCGATCCGATAGAGCCCGCTGCCCGTCTCCGACGTGAAACTCAGCGCAGGCGCGGCCACCGTGCCATCGATCCCGCGGAGCGCGGCCAGCATTCCGCCGCGGCCATTGCGATCCAGACTGTCGGTGACGCCGGTAGCCAGGTCGTTGAAGGTGTTGTTCCAGAGGGCCGACCCGATCGTCTGCCCGCTAACCACCGGAGATGTGGCCAGGCTGTAGGTGCCCGCGCTGTTACGGGAGGCGTCTGCGTGCGAGACATGCCAGAAGTAGCCGCCCAGCGCAGACCCGAAAAGCATGATGGTGATAATGCCCGCAGTGACGAGCAGACGATTTCGCATTGTGATGGGTCTCCTATTCGCTCTGCGCGAGGGCGGGGGCTGCCGATCGGTTCTGACGCAACTCGCGAAGGATCGCCAACAGATCGGCGGCGCCACCTTGCGCAGCGGTTCGGGCGGCACCGGGTGCGGTGGCCTTCAGCAACACCGCCAGCGTGGCCGGAGAACGCTTTAGTACCTGCTCGAGCGCGGGACCGGCCGTCAGTGCCGGGATAACAGCTCCCGGATGGCCGCTGGCAAGAGCGGTGGCCACGCCTGCGATAGCCATGGCGCGGGCGGTCGGGCTGCTCATGTTGCGACCCATCCTCCGGCCCTCTGCGCCCTCGGTCATCTTCGCGGCCTGCTGCGCAAGCCCGCTTTCCTTCTTCGCGTTCAGAAAGGCGTCGGCCAAATCGGTCCCGGGTCCAGCAGCGGAAGCGGCATCCTCAACGCCTTGCCGTGCGGCGCTGGCAACCTCTCTGGAGCCCATCTCTAGCGGCGTGTTGGTCGTCTTGGCGTAGTTGATGGGCGCCTGATACGCCTGCTTCCACTGTTCGGCCTGCTTGAAGGACATCATCGGCTCTCCTGTGGCCTGGATGTCTTTCAGCACGGACTCAGCGGCGTTCTCATACTTCGCGACCAGTGGTGCAGCGCCAGGACCACCGGATCGGGCCTCGTTAGCCAGATCCGTGAAGCGCTGTGCCAACGCTTGCTTCGAGACTTGGCCGCCTGTCGAGTCGAGAGCGGAGATGGCCCCGCCGAGCTCCTGCCCCGTCGCTTCCGGCAATCCGGCGACCCGAGCAGCCACATCCTTCGGGCTGGACCCAAGCCGGACAGCGCGCCTACGCAAGAGCATGTCGCCCATGCTCTGCACGCCCTCCTTGCCGAGCGTCTTATACTCAGTCGCCGTTCCGCGCAGCGTGCGGGCAGCAAGCGAGTTCGCCAGCGACTCCACAGCGCCGGGCTGGGCGGCACCCGCCGTCGGAAGCACCGGAGCGGCAAACCCTCCTGCGAATGGCAGCGCGGTTCCGGCGATCGGGTGCTCCTGCCGAAACCGGCTCATGCGCTCATCGAATTCCGGCGAGGTGGCCGATGGCTGAAAGCCCGGAAGGCCGGAGACGAATGCGCCAACGCCAGCCAGCGCGTCCGGGGAGTCCTTTCCGATCAGCCCAGACCCCGCGGTCGCCTTCTGCTCGGCAAGGATCGGCTCCATCGCCTTGAACGGCGTTGTGGCCCATGTCAGGAGCCTATGCGCCATGCCGGGCTGAGCCGGGGCGGTCGGCATGTCCTCCCAACCGCCGGACGGCATGTCCGTCCAGCCGTCAGAGTGGCTGTTCTGGGCCATAGCTTCCATCCGAGTACACGGGACGCTTCTTGCCCGTGCTGGTGTTCTGCTGCCACTTCAAGATCTGCCTCTCACCGCCGGAGGCCTGATCTCTCCTGCCCTGAAATCCGGCATAACGGCCGGACTTAGAAGGTCCGTACCCGATCGCTTCCGCCTGGCTCAGGGCGCGCTGCTTGGACAGGTTCACAGCCGTATCCAGTTGCTTGCCAAGATCAAGGACGCCGGTCGACGACTTAGCCATGTTCAACAGCGTGGTTGGGTCCGCGATCACCTTGTTGAGGATGGGGATGTCGTTCGCCCGCAAAGTCTGCATGTTCAGGTTCTCCATGTAAAGCGAGCGGAGATCCTGGGCGATGGCTTCAGCCTCCGTGGCGTCGGTTCCGGCAAACGAGCCGTTCGGGTGCTTGGCAAGGAAGTCCTTAAGCCGCTGCGCCACATCAGAGAAGCCCGCTGCCGCGGAGTTCAGCTTGCCCAACTTCTCCAGCGGGGCCTTCATGCCGGGGCTCCCCGGATCGGCCTCTCCGGCAAGGACTTTGTTGACCAGATCCTCGTTGGGCTCGAGATCGGGACCGATATTGAGGGCCGCGCGGGCCTTCTTGCGCTCCCGCATGGTCGCTCGGTCTTCGCCGGCGGGCGTAGTCACTTCGCCAGTTCTGGTGTTGACGACCCCAGATCCTGGCGACAATCCGGTAAACTTCGGCGCTTCCATCCGCTTGGTCAGCAGCTCGAACGTGCCGGGCGTCTTGCCACCAAGATCAGCCTGCGGCCCCGCCTGCGCCAGCTTCAGCCGATCCATCGCCTGCTGAAGCGGGAACCTCTGCGCCCCCTGCTCGAGGGTCTGCTGCTCCTGCGCCATCTGCGGCGCCTTCTGGAGGTAGTTGGAGATCAGCGGGTCGCCGGAGAGCATCCCGGCCGTTTGCAGCCTGGAGAGCTTCTGCTGGCGCTCGGCGTCGAGCGACTGCTGGGTGACACCGGGAGCCGCAATCATCTCGGGCGGTGCCTGTACTGGCTGATTCGCATCGGAGAAGGCATTGGCGTAGGCACTCCGCGACCCGGCGATCTGGCGGGCGAGGTCGGAGCGTTGAGCTCGGAGCGCTTGCTCCTGATCATTGAAATTCCGCCCCTGGATGATGTCGCCGATCCCGCCGAGAAGCGCACCGATGCCGGTGGTGTGTTGGGCCGGCTGGTAGGCGCGACGACGCGCAAGCACGTCTTGGAGTTGCCGATCGATCTCGCCTTGCTGCTCGGCGAGAGGGGCGGTCCCCATAATCTGCTGCATGAGAGCGGGATCCATGGTGCTCCTAGGTCAGCAGGAAGCGAACAGGGACATAGCGGTATCCGCCACGGTAGGTAACGAGACCAGGGCAGACGGCTTCCACGTCCTGAGCGATGACGCCGAGATGCCGCGTACCGACTGGCTCCCAGACATACCGGAACGAGGCGACGGGGACACCGGGCGCAAAGTCTACGTCAGCAAATCGGCGAATGTCGGTCTTGAGGCGCTCGTCCGATGCTGCTGCAGCGCCGCCGAGGCCACCCGCTTTCACGGCACCGGCCCCGCCAGCGATCAAGTCCTTCCAGAAGTCGCGATTATATTGGGCCGCGTCCATCCCATACTGACCATGAAGCGCCGCCGCCTGCAGCGGGTTCCCTCCGGTCTGGAACCCGGGCATTCCCGACAACCCCTGTATCCCCTGCATGCCCAAAAACGGAGCCAGCCGAGACTGAAGATCCATGGCCTGCTGCCTGCTCGCCTCCTGCCCGCCCCCCGTGATCGCGTCCTGTAGCGCGCTCGAGTACGCATCGTTACGCCCGCGGCTGAAGTTGTCGAGTGACTTCCCGTAAGCCGCGCTGTTCGGGTCGATCCCCTGGTTGGCCAAGTCGGTCTGCATGGAATGCTGGCGCTGATCCCACATCGGATCCAATCGCGCAGTGGCGCGGCCGTAGATCGCGTCTTCCGCGTGCTGGCGTGCGCCAGCCCCGTTGTCGAGCGGAGTGCCCCAGGCAGATTGAAGCTGGCCCATCATGGACTGGTTAGCGGCATCTAGCGGTCCGGCGAGTCCGATCGTCTGCGTGTCCCGACCGTCGCCGGTCGGGGCGCCAGGAGCCCGATGCAGCATCCGGTCAAGCATGCTCTGAGCGCCGGGGGCACCCGGCATCGAGCCGGAGGTCCAAGTCGAGCTCGCCCAAGGCGTGTTCTGATTCGGTCGGCTGTTGCGGGTAGCCTGCTCGGACGCGCCCTTGTAGTCGGGCATATCCGGAGCTCCCTTGCTCAGCGGATTGGGAACACTGATTCCACCCATCTCTCTACTCCTTCAACCAGCGGCAGTGCTCCCGCCGCATCTCGAAGATTACGAAATGAACCCCGGGCGCGACCGCGTCGTCGATTCGATAGGTCGGGGTGAACCCGATATGTTCGGTCAGTTCCAGGCTGCGGGTGTTAGTCGACAGCACCATGCCGATCAGCAGTCCGAGCTTTAGTTCCATGAACGGATAGTCAAAGGAGGGCTGCGCCAGCGCTCTCCATGCGATCGGTGTGTCCAAGGCGTAATGCGCCTGCGCTGAATTCTGGGTGAAGTGGTCATAACCGACCATGCCCATGATCTGATCGGTTCCTTCCTTGAGAGCCGCAATCGCTTTTGCCTTGGAAGAGAACGAGATCCCGACCCGCTTCTCCAGCCAATGAAACTGCTGGCTGGCGCGGACGATGAACATTAATTCACTCCACCCTCTTCGAACACCACGTCGATCCCGACCAGCACCGTGCGGCTGCCGGCAGATCCAGCGAACGCGATCGCTACGTCCGGCCCCATCCCACAGGCTCCGCGGGGAAGCTGCTGGGTGGCGAAGTCGCCACCAAACGTTGCGAAGTCGAAGAGGGCCGTATCGAAGACGTTGCTGCTATTGGAAGCTACCGGGTTTGGTGCTGTCGCCTCTGTGAGGTTGTACCGGAACCGCGCTTCCTCTGTGGTTGCCAGCACCCCCCCCTCGTACAGATAGGTCGCTCGGATTTCCTTGACCTGCTTCTGCCGCGGATTCTCGCCGTTCCGAAACGCCGTGATCCCGCTGAACTTGATCAGGCTGAACGCGGTGGCAGCTAGATTCACGTTGTCAAGATAGTCTGTGTTGATGCAAACCCGGCCATCTGCCGTTCCGAAATAGAGCTTCTTACCCCACGCTTCGCACGAAAGGATCGGAAGATCGCGGTACTTCGACCAGCCGCCGGTCAAAGTACTGAGCGCGAGTTGCGTGGTGGGCTGCCCGTCCGCTACCGGAACCATGACTAGCAGTGCGCTCTCTTCCGGATGCAGAATCAGCGACCAGCCCTTGATGCCACCGTAGGTAGTGACGAGTTTCGAGAACTCGTTGCCGATCTTGCGAGTCACATACTGCGACGTATCGCTCCAGTCGCCATCCGCTGCCGACAGCCTAGACAGCGGCACAATTCCCACACTGCCAAGGAGCAGCAAATCGCCGCCGTGCGGGTAGGCGATGCGTCGACCCTTGGGCACGCCACCGATGAAGTAGACACCCGCAATCGAGAATTTGGTCGCGTCGTTCGGATCGGTACCCTTGTAGATCACCACGTCGCCCGAGGAGGAGACGGCGACCAGGTGGTCATCGATGCCAATCCCGTAGTCTCCGGTGGAACTCCATAATCCGACCAGGTTGCCACCGTGCGGGAACTGCGCGCCGAAGTCGAAGCTGGTGACAGTGCCGAACAAGGCGCGCGTCGCGGTCCCGAACCACATCCGCGACGTGTCTTTCTCAACGAAGAGGACGAAGTTTTTCCAGACGGTGACAAAGACGAACTTCGCCGGATCCACACCGTTGATGTCGGTCGCGCCAGCACCCGCGGCAATCTTGGCCCAGAGATCCGTGCTCTCGGTGTAGACGTGATAGCCGTTCTCCTCGTCGCAGAGCATGAGGAAGTGCGCATTGGCTGCATTCACGACGCCGCGCGCGACACCCCAGCCCGCATCCCCTGCCGTGCTAGCGAAGTTGAGCACTGACGGCGGGGCGGCGCTAGACGCTCCGACGCTCCAGATCTTGCTGCTGGTACAGGCAAATAGTCGATCCTTCGCGCCATTCGTTCCTGAGCCAAAGAACGGCAATACGGACCGCACCGTGTTGTCGGTCGCCCCCGTCATTCCCGTGCACCACTCCTTGTACCCGCGGCGGATCCGCGCGCCATTCTCTCCGCCGATCATGTTGAAAAGGACCGGACAGTCGAACTCTGGCAACGCATAGCCAGGGTCTACCGTGTTTAGGCCGCCGGTCGGCGCGGGGATGTGCGCCGTCTCGGTCCGGTTGCGCCGGACCTTCTTGGCGGACGCGCGGGAGAGCATCTACTGGCCTACGCCAGTGTCGGGGATGTTCCAGCGATCGATGCGCTTCGGTGTCCGGTTGGCGCGGCCACCCAAGTAAATGGTACGCGCTGGCGAGTCTTCCAACTCCGCCGCATACAGCGCGTCATCGTAATCGTCCTGCTCGGTCGTGGTATCGAAGTGCTTTGCTCGCTGGAAATCCAGCCTAAGTCGCTTGACCACCAGGTTAGGCTCGAAGCACACCGTATCGGTCGCGGCGGCCGGCGTGGAGCTCGTCGGTGCCGTCTGGCCGGATGGCATGATCCATGAGCTGCTCAGATACTCGAACGCGATCGTCTGCGCGGAGGTTGGCGTCGGCTCGAAGAACATTTGTCCTTGCCAGATCCGGACGTTCAAGAACACCGTACCGGCGAAGACGGTCGCTTTCCTGAACTGCCAGAATTCGGCGCCCACTGGGCCGCCGAGAGGCCATTGCGTGGTGCGGTTCCACCCACTGTTCGGCACCAATGAGCGATAATCGCTCGGTAGCGGATAGGCGATTTGTCCGTTGACGGTTGGGAACGTGAACTCCTTCTGGAGATGCGCCCATTGCCGCCGCTTGGCCAGGTCGCGTCCTCCTGACTTCAGGTAGGCGAGCAGTTGCAGGATGTTCGGATCGGTGGCAGCAAACGGATTGGCGATCGGGGCTGCGTTCGGAGCGATCCCCAACTCGATCGCTGCGTCGCTGATCAGGTTCGCTACGGTGTCCCAGGTCGGGAGGCTGGTTCCGACGCTGGCCGCGAGAAAGCCGTTGAGCAGCCAGATTTGGCCGCTCGGAGGCGGAATGTTCCCTGCGGTGAAGGTGATCTGGCGCGTACCAGTGACGTTGAAGTCGATCGTCTCGCCCTCGACGAATCGATCGACCACGATCGTGCGCACGAGAGCGATATCGGCCGCGAACGTGAACACGGACCGCACTCCATCCGGAGCCTCGATCGCGACCAGCGGCGGAGTCGGCATCTACTCGCTCAGCCAGCCGAGGGCGGAGGCATATCGCCCGCACCAACCGCATCCGCGCCCGCTACAGCGGCAGAACTTGATGCACCATCGGAGGCGGGCGGCAAGGGAGGGGAGAGAAATTCGGCGTACTCCTCGGCATAGAGATAGCGATCGTCGTCCGTGGCCGGACGCACCATCTCGTCCTTGCCCATGTGGCCGCCGGAGAGCGAGACCATCTCAATGTCAACTACTACGCCGTCCGCCCTCGTCAGCTTCCCGATGGAAAATTTCGCGTTCACGGCCTCTTCTCCTTGGCGGCCAGCTTGGCCTCCAGCTCCTGGATCCGCCTCAGGAGTCCAGCGTCATTGCCATCCTTCGCCTTCTTCAGGTAGTCGCGGGCGCGTTCTCGGAGTTGAATGAACGGCATCGCGTTGGAATCGTTCATGCCGGCGAGCTGCTCGACCGTATAGACCTTGAAGTAGGCCAGCTCTTCCACGGAAGCCCGATCGATACCCGGCCACGCCTTGAGCGCGGTCCCATCCGGCGCAGCCTCCTGCCCAGACTTGAAGGCGGCGTACTCGTCGAAGAAGCGATGCACGTCGCACTCATCGACCATCGGCTGATCGTCGAGGCCTTTGCGTGCGCGGCACGTCTGGAACCTGCTGAGGTCGACGCCGGTCGCGAGCAACTTCTTGTCGCAGGCCGTGACGGGGCGCTCGGCGATGCAGCCGCGGTCGCCAGGGATCTCGATGTGGACATAGTCGACGTTGTCGACGATGGGGCGATCGGCGCCCTTGATCGTCTCGATAAGCTCCCCGTCGTTGTTTCGGATCTCGGCACCGTAGCTCTTGATCTCGTTGAGCACAGCCCTCGATTCGAACTTGACGAAGAGGTTCTTGTCGCGTTCACGCCTCGGCATCGTTGCCTCCAGAGAGAAGGGCGGCCCCATCACTGAGGCCGCCCGATTTGGTATTGCCCGACCGCGCTGATTACGCGTTGTCGGTGTCGCCCACGTACGGCTCAGCGATCGAGACACGTGCCCAGTTGGCGATCGGCGTGCCGTCCGCGGTGGCGAAGTTTGCCCCGTAGACGATGTCGCCCGCGACCACCGCGTCGTCCACCTTGCCGCTCGTCGCGGTCAGATAGACCGTCGAGCCAGCCACAACAGCGGTGGCAACCTGGATCTCGGCCAGGCCCTTGATCTGCAGCCAGCCGAAGGTAGCGGCCACGAGCGCCGACATGAAGACACCGACGAGGCCCTTGCTGCGGGCTACCGTCAGCGCCGTCGTGCCGGTGAACGGGATGTACGTCGCGAGCAGACCAGCCGCTCCAGACGCCACCCCCTTCACGTAGACAAACTCGCACGTTCCGAGGTTGCCAAGCGCGTCATACGCCTTGCGCCGCTCACCCAGTACGTGCTGCTGCGTGGTGTCCACGTTCGTGACGGGCACCGCGCCAATGCGCTCATCCACCCAAACGAAAGTTGAGGCCATCGGTTAGCTCCCGTTGAAGCGGCCCTGGAACTGCAGGCCGGAAGAGGTGACGTTCCCCTGAAGTCCAAGGAACTTGATCGTGGCGTCCTGGTTGACCGGCTGCCGTCCGTCCTCGTCCTCGTCCATGCTGGCGAAGTTCAACTCCGTGTGCGGCCGCCAGTAGAGGTAGTCGAAGTTAAGGAAGAACATCTGCGAGGCCGGGCAGGCTCCGCCAATGCCGCCATCGAGGATGACGGGCGCTGAGTTGAACTTGACGTTCTCGAAGCCCGCGTCCGCGGTGTCGTCGTCAACGAACCGGATGTTCGCCTGCAACGCCGACAGGTACGTGGTGTACCCGACGTTCTCGCTCAAGATCGCCTGCGGCTTGTCCGTCCCTCTGACGGTCGCAACCCAGAGCAGGTTCATATTCGCGATGATGGTCGCCTGCGCGAACGTGACCGTCTTGATCTGCGAACGGAAGAAGGTGAAGTTCGCCCGGTTGATCCCGCCGACGGTGCCAGTGGTCGGATCCGTCGGAACCTGCAGGTTCAAGCCAGTCAGGTTCTTGCCGTTGTTGCCGGTGCCGTCGAGGTAGAAGTCGGTACACCAGCGGTTCTTGAGCGACCCGCGCGCGTTGTTGATCCTGGAGGTGACCAGGTCGATCATCTTCCACGGGCTGCCGTTGTTCTGACGCTTCTCGCGGCCCGAGATGGTGATCGAAACGGCGTACTGCTTCCACTGGTAATCCGCTGCGTCGAACACGGCCTGCTGCCCGGTCGGCAGCGTGTCATATCCGTCGAATGAGGTTGCGTTGCCGTTAGCGGCGTACGCCAGTTCCTCGCGGATCTGCTCGCCGCCATCAAGCGGCTTGATGCTCCCGCGCTTCTGCATCCAGAAAAGCGCGGCGTTGTTGTTGGTGAAGTTGTCGGCGAACTTCCTGTTCTGCGCCTTGATCGTGGACGCAACCAGGTCGCCGACGTTCGGATTCGGCATGTGATCCCTCAGTGTGTGTGGTGTTCAGATCCGCTGGCTTTTGCGCGTCAACGACCACCGTCGTTCGCTCACGCCCCGCACAGCGGTGAGGGGCACTGCCTTGGTTGGGATTCCCTTTCGGGATCGTCCCCTAGCGGCGCTTGTTGGAAAGCCGCGCGTACTGCCGTGTGACTTCTTCCCGTACATCCTTCGCCGGCTCGTTCATCGACCCGACTACAGCCGGCTCGTTCTTGATCCCGATCGCTGCCGCGGTGCGCGTCTGGGTCGAGGCATTCGCCTTCCCGACCGCTTCCGCTTCCTTGCGCTGGTTCATGATCTTGGCGACTCCAGGATGCGTCTGACAGGCCGCATCGTAAGCGCTCTGGATATCTTCTCTCGTCGGCTGGCCGCCTTTACTGTCCATGGCGACCTGAAGTTCGATGGCGATCCGCTGGCGAAATCCAGGCTCGTTCAGGAATTCACCGTTCGCCGTCTCGAAGTCCTTCCACGTCTTGACCGCCGCATCGCTCTGCGCTCCCCGCTGCGCCGTCTCCCACTCCTGCCTCGCGAGCTGGCGAATCTGGTCATGCGACAACGCTGGCTGGGCGGACGGGCCGGGGGCAACCGGCTGGCCGTCAAGAGCCGACGCCAAGATGCGGATGGCTTGTTCGTCGGTGCCGATGTAGCTGCGCACGATGTCCGCAATGACGGCCGCTCGCTGTTGCGGATGTCCGCTCTGCAGCGCAGCGAAGGTTCGCAGGAGGTTGCCGACGACCTGTTGCGGTGGCTGGCCGCCGAAGACATGACCGTAAGGGCCGGTAGCTTCCTTCCAGCTTCCAGCTTCCTTCCGTGCCTCGGCCAAGTCCTGAAGGCCCTTCTTCGTCTCCACGTGGAGCCGGAGCGCCTCTTCCTGGACCACACGCGGCAGCTTGGCGAACTCAGCTCGCGCCTCCGCGCGCCAGTCCTGCGGCGGCTTCAATTCGGGAGCGGCAGCCGTAGCGGGCGCCACAGCCACAGCAGCCGCTCCCTGGGCCACAGGCGTTCCGGGGTCCGCCGCTTTTGCAGCCTCCCCGGGCGCTTCCGCGGCCTTTGCGGAGAAACGGCCCTTCTCGTCACGGGCGGTGCCCGGAGACGCGCGTTCTGGCTCAGATGCGGGCTCCGCTATGTCCGTGTCGCCCGCGTCTCCTGCGGGCTCTGCGGTACCTTCGAGCGACCCGCCCAGCTTCGCGAACTGCTCGGCGACCACGTCGCGCGTCATCTCTTCGATCATAGGGTGTCGTATCCGGAGAGGGACACGGTAGCGAAGTTGGTCGCTGCCGGAGCGGCGGCACTCTCCAGTGTCATCGCCGTATTGCTCGATCCGACGATGTACAGCGGCGGACTCACAACGCATTTGGAATCGCCCACTGTCGGCGCCGCGAGGCGTGCGGTCCACACGATCGTCCCGGCGCCGGTCGCTCCATCGCGCAGGTTGAAGATGATATCAGGCTGCGCGGCGACCGCACTGATGCAGACAGTGAGGGACGTGGCGACGTGCTTGACCGTCGTTCCGCCCGCGGCCTTGCTGATGGTCGCCTGCGTCGCTGCGACCGGCTGGTGAAACACCGCCCAGACGCTAAGAGCAGCGGAGGATGCCGCCTGCGCGTGGGCGTCGCGAACGTGCACCTCGAGCAGGGAGACCGCTAAGAGCGCTACGAGCGCCATGAAACTACGTTTCATTTCTGTCTCCTTAGGTGTTCCACCGCGTTCGGTAGATTACGTGTGTCGACCTTTGCGAGCTCGGCGACGGTCCGACCGGTGGACTCGCTCAGTGCGCGATCGCGGGACTCGCGGCGCTTGGCGAAGTACTCTTTCGAGTAGTCCGAGGCATCCCCGACGCGCTCGCGCTTCATGTATTCGCGCCGCTTAGCTCGGCTGCCGATGTCGGTCCCGTCCTGCGCGGCCGTGTTTTCCATGAAGCGGTCAACCATTACCGGCGCATGCCTCGCGTCCGACGACGGCGGAACGTACTCGTCTGCCGATACGGAGGTGCCGTCCGGCAGGTAGACCCAGCGCCCGCGAACGGGCTTGCGACTGCGGCCGAAGATGCGCTCGTGCCCCTCGTCGAACGCCTTGGTCTGGGGCATGGTCTTGGCGTCAGCACCAGTACTCATCGCCGGGCCTTCTTCATCCGATCCCCGATCTTGCACGCCCCAAGAAAGGCGTTGAGCGTGTAGTACAAAGCCGCGTCTCGCTTATGTTGTTTCAGTCTGACCAGCAGCAGCCGTCGTTCCTCGAGGGCCTCGGCTCGCGTCATGCCGGCCCCCCCTGGGATCGAAGCGCGGTTCTGTTCAGGACCGCCAAGTGCGCCCGGAGGCGCACATCGAAGGCGCGCTTATTCTCCAACGCGTTCGGCCGTGCCAATTTCTGCGAGACAGCCCACCACTCACGCCACAACGCCCCGACGCGCTTATGTCGTTCAAGCTGCTCGCGCCTTAGCCTCCACTCGTGATACCGCTGCCGATTGCCAGGACCGAATTCAATCCAAAGACGATCGCCGTCGTTCATGGTCCTGACTGGCGGTTCCTTCGGTATTTTGCCTCTCGGGCGTGCCACCGGCTTGCAGCTTGGCTCGATTGGAAACCTCATCCCCGCGCTCCCCGCTGCGATCCCAGCGCCAAGTCTGGCGAGGTTGGATTCGAACCAACGGCCTCGAGATTAACAGTCTCGCCCCTTGCCACTTGGGTACCCGCCATCAGTATTTGAGACTCTGTTCGAGTTGCTGATTGTGCTGGTTCATCGCGTCGCGGGTATCGAACACGCTCGGCGAGGAGCTGGGTTGCGGGTTCGGCTTGCGGGTGATGAGTTGCATCAGCAATTGCACGAGCGGATTCCCGCCTTGCTGCGGTTGCGGTGGTGGCGCGGCGGGCGGTTGCGCCTGCCCGAGGATGGCGCCGAGTAGTGGGTTCATTGCTGTGGCTCGCTCGCGCCGAGCGCTTGCTTCAGCGCGTCGGCCCGCACCTCGGCCTCGAGTTTCTGCATCCCCATGGCGTGTTCCGCCTGCGCCTGCTGCATTTCCATGCCCGTCTTCTGCACGTCGGCCCGAGCGCGGAACTGCTCGGCCCCGGCCTTGACCTGCTCGGTCTGCATCTTCGGATCTGGCGGCGGTCCTTGCTGAGCGGCCATCGCCTGCTGTTGCGCCGCCTGCTGGGCCATCCCCTGGACCTGCTTCACCATATCGTCAAGGATCGGCTCAGCCGCATCTCCGCCCTTCACCCTGGAGACGAACACCGTCAATAGCTGCAGGATCGCGGGCCCGAGCTGCGGGGCCGACTGCGCGAGCGGGGCTACGGCCTGGAAGAAGCCGCCGATCATCCCCACCACGTCCATGCTCTCCTGCTTGTTCGCTGCGTAATCCGTCAGACTCACCGACTCGGCTTTGACCGAGATGCGGAACCGGCCAGCATCGCTTTTCAGGAGTGCGAGAGCGTTCGGCACGCGCTCTTGATCCTGCGGCGGCAACCCCTGAGCGTTGGCCCGCAGTGCGATCGTCTCAGGCGAGAAGTGCTTGCAGATGATGTAGCCGCGAATACGCTGGCCGTCCGAGCAGAAACGCGCAAACCGCTTCTGCGACTTGTCCCCGCGGATGCTGCCGTACTTCGCTTTAATCGCCTGCTCGGTTGCGGTGGCGCCAGCGTCCGACGCCTGGCCGCGCATGATGTCGCTGGTCCCGTCGACCTGATACAGGAGCTCAATGTCTTCCCGCCGGAGATCGCGCAACACCTGCAGCGCTGCCGTAATAGCCTCCAGCGGCAACCACGCGACGCAGGCGGCGATCCCGCCCTTCTCCGCCAGCGCCTTGTAGTTCGTCGCCGGCACCATCTTGTTGTCGGCCTTGTTGTCGAGCAGGCCGGCGAGCTCACCTACCGTCTGGTCATACACACCGCGAACCGATACCGCGTCGCGCAAGATGCCGATTCGCGTCGTCTCGTCATCGATCGCGCGGTACTGGTCTTGAGACCTCGCGTAGCTCGGCCGGGGGACGAACTTGCTGTTCGTCGCGCCGTCGACGATCGGTTCCGGGAACGGCCAGAAGCCGGGGATACCCAGCGGGTCAGGAATGCTGCCGTCGGGGTTCGCAACGTCCCGGGCGTCCAACGGCACCAGCATGCGCGGGTGGTCCACTACATGGAACCAAACGCACTTCGGATCCTTCTCCCAGATCTCCCACACCCCAACACGCGCCCACGGTGTCTTCGGGATGCGCTTGTCCTCGTCCGCACCGCCAATCGCAAACGGCGGCATTTCGTCGGTCCCGAACTTCTTCTCGAAACTCTTCTTGCTGAGCAGCCGCAGCCGCGCTCGCCAGCGCATGTCGGAGAAGACGCGACAGGGAGAGTGCAGCGTGTCCTTCCAGTACACGTAGTCGCAGCACACGTCCTCGTCAGCGACCTGCGTCGACGCGGGCACGGCAGGGGCTTGCTCCTGCCCGTCGGCTCCAACGATCGCGTCCTTGCCCGGAACCTCGTCCTCGTACTGCTCGTAACGGAACCAGACGTCGCCCAGCCCCGCGATCAACCAGTCTTGCTTGGCGGATCCTACGGCCCTCGGGAACTCCTCCTCGTCTCGCTGCAGGTCGCCGTTAAGCAGCCGCTCGAGCAGTTCCGCCGCTACGCGCGCGTCGTCGTCGTCCTGATCGTTGTACCGGCGCTTCACGTCGACCGTCGGCGCGTCGCTAGGAAGCGTGGCTTCCTTCAGGTCGATGCCGGCGGCGTAGAGGTTCAGCGTATCACCCTCATCGTTCGTCCGCTGCTCGTCTCGGTAACGCCGGTCGCAGTCCTCCGCCGTGTCGTGCCAGGGCTTGAGCTCTTCCTTCGCCGCCTTGAACTCCTGCTGCCAACGCTTCGCGGACGCCTCCAGCGACCCGGCCGGCGGCTCGAGCTCGTTCGCGGCAGACTGGTCGGCCATCAGCGGCAATCACCGCAAAATGCGGTCGGCGCCTTGTTGTCGGATGCGTAGGGCAAAAGCCAGCCATTGAGCGGCACTCCGTGCTCGCGCCATTCAAGGTCCTGTCCTTGTCCCCATCGGATGCCCTCGCCACCGTTGCCGTACATGATGCCGGGACCCTCCCGGTGCGTACGGAACGCAGCCTGAGCGAGTCGGCCGCAGCTATTGCACTGGACCAGCACGAGATTCCAGATCGGGCTCTTGCCGTTGTCGGTGGCCATCAGTGCTTGGCGATCCGCAAGTCACCGAGGCGCGGTGCGGTCGGTTCCTCAAGAAGTTGATGATGCTGCGGGCAGCGGGTCAGGAAGATGCCGATCTGCGACACTCCGATCTGCCAGCCGTTGCCGGTAGGCAACCGCGGGGCGAGCGTCCCGCCAGCGTTGAGGACCAGCTTGACCGACAGCGCTTCGGTGCAACCCTTCTCGAAGTCGCACTCAAGCGTGGCCGGCAAGTCGACAGAGATCACATCGGCCTCTTCGCCATCGGTGCCGCGTTGGCGTGCACGCCACCGGAGTCGCCCGAGTCGATGCCCGGATAGCGCTTCTTCACTGCCGCGCGCACCTTCGCCTTCTCTGACGGCGAGCCGTTCTGCGCGACTCTCGCGAGCGCATCGCGGGCATGATTTTCATCGTGGATTGGATAGGCGCGCTGCGCCGGGAAGACGAACGCCGAACTCGGCAATGCATTCCGCGCCGCTGTCGTAAGCTTCATATCCTCTGTCTCCTGTTCGCGCGTCGCAGCGTCGCAGTTCGCAGTTCGTTGAAGGTGACGTTGATGCGCGGCTGGCCTTGCTCATCGACGTACGCGGCACCAGGAGGCACGCCCGGCACCCGCTCCGGTTCAGATGCCTTGGGTGCGTCGACCAAGCCTGTGAATTTGACGACCGAGGCGGCATATCTGAACGCGTCAGCCGTATGCGACGACCAATCATGCATCGGCAATCGCGCCAACACCTTGCGATCTTCGTCCCACTCGTAGTGATACGCCTTCAGCGCATCCACTCCGGCCGTAGCTCGCGAGTGAAACCGCGTCTTCCGCTGCAACAGCCAGCGCCCGGCCTCGATCCCGTTGGTCAGGCTTTCCTGCGGAAGCACTTCCACCTTACCAGGCCAGCGCGCATCCAGAGTATCCAGCGCTGTCACCTGCGTTACCCATGTTCGATTGCGCCCGTCGTGGGGGAGATAGTGCCGCACGTACTTGTACGGCTTGCCTTCGATTACGTCGATGAAGTGCTGAGCATGCTGCCCGGTCGCCTCGTAGTGGTCGATGAAGTCCACCCCATCGCCGGCGAGTCGCCAGAACCAAATCGCGGTGGCGTCGGACACGCCTAAGTCCCAAGACGTGTAGACCCCGTCTGCAGGATGCTCGAACTCGCACGCCTCCGGAACCAGATCCCCGAACACCGACCCGACATCCGCCGCCGTCCAGTCGCAGAGATATTCCTGCTGGATCAGTGCTTCCGGGCGCCCGCGCTCGCGCTCCTCCTTGAGCGTCAGATCCGGGTCGTACGCACGCGTATCGTACAGGGTGAGCAACTCAGCGAAGTACGCTGGATTGCCTTGGTTCGATAGTCGGGTGAAGGCGTCAAACAGTCGCTTCCCGTGGTTGTTCCCGCGAGGAGTGTACACGTACGCTTCCCAGCCGTTGTTCTCTCTCAACATCGGGGCGATCAGGTCCGCGCCCTTTGGCTTCGCGATGCTGTACTCGGAGTGCAGAACACCGACAGGTCCAGCGCCCACCGTCTCGATGCGGTCCATGCCGATCATCCGGTAGATCGACCCGCACCTGAGCTCGATCATCATCTGCTGGTTATCGCGGCTCTTGATCAGCGGGGCGGGGAATACGTTGTCGATGATCCGCTTCCCGTCTTTCGTGAATCCTTCCCAAATCGCCTTACGGCCCTGTTCAAAGCTCGGGAAGGTGTGCCAGTAAGCCCCCGTCCTCCGGTGGGCGCAGACATTGAGCACATGCATTCCGGCCAGGTCTTTGCCGCCACGGCGGTGAACCACCCACGCCGCCCGCCTGCCCGAACCATCGTGCTTGTTCCCGATGAAATGCCGCATGAACGGCCGCTGATATTCCCGCGGCGTGAAGTCGTGCGGTAACTCGACGCTCACACTTCCCTGATCATGACTTCCAGCGGAGCGCCGTTCGGGCCGCCGTGCTCGAGCTTCTTCGGCACCGGCCCGCAAATCTCCTCGCGGAGTAGCCGACCAGCCTGCAGCACCGGAAACGCCATGGCGGGATGCACGTTACCCTCGAGCACATCGGCTAGGCGACAGAGCGCACGATCCGCCAGCGCACGCTCTGCATCGCTGGCCGTTGCCGGTACCCGAAGCCCCGCGGCCCTGACGGCAGCTACGCAGCCCTGCGGCAGTACGTTCTTCGCGCCCAGGGGTCTGCCGGCGCCAGTACGCTTACCGCCACGTGGCATGAGGGCACCTCGGATGAAGAATCAAAGATTTATCGGACACCGGGGGCACAACACCCAGCGTACATGCCATTACCCTGTCTCCTCTGGCGTGTCAAGGCGCACGCAATTCGGCAGCCCGTCGATCAGCGCCAATAGGGCCGGAGACGCCTCGAACCACTCGCCCATCATGCGGACATGCTCGAAGCTTTCGTGCAGACGCGCTTCTACCTCCTGCCCGCCAGGCATTGTTGCAAGAATCCGAAGCCGGTATGGGTTGCCAGTCTGTAGCGCTAACAAACGGTCCTCAAGGCCGCCCTCGGTACTGAATCCAATCTTGATTGGCGAATCTAGCTTCCCGGCGATTTGGATGAAGTACACGACTTGCTGCCCTCTTTCTTCCTCCAGCCATCCACGACGCTCTCGTGCCAGATCGAAGTCATCGCGAATGGCATGCTTCAACTCCTGTATTTTGCGACGACTAAGCATCACGCTCCTCGAGCAACCCGGCCTGTTCCATCCTTTTTCGTAGCGTCCTCTCTGTCTTCCTGCAACGCTTCACGAACGCCCATCGGCTCATTTCCGCCCAGTCCGCCAAATATTGGCCGTCCCCTTCGGTTGTTTCGTACCACGCGACAAGCCAGAGAACGTGTTCTCCGAGGAGTGGAGATTCCGTGTCCGCCGGGTGATAGCTGCGCAGGCAGCCCGCCAGCGCCGCGAACGTCGCGTTGGCGCGATTGATCGATTCCGTACTGCGCGGGACGACACCGGCCTCGAAATCGCGGTTAACACGCAAGCGATTCGCCAGCTGACCCGCATACCAGAGCATGGCGCCCTTCACGGTGCGGAACGTCCGTGTCTCCGCCCCCAGTTCACGCAACGTCTGCGACGGGATCATGGCGATGCCAGGGGTAGTCTTGCCGTGTCGTACTCGGTAATTCCAACGTACTCATGCCAAGCTTCTTCGGCCGTTTGGAGTGCCTCATCGCAAGCACCGAGGTTGGTCAGATACTTCTCCAGAGACCCAAGCGTATTAAAGCTTCTCGGCTTGTTTCTATCATCAGCCATGTCTCTGGCTAAGTCACCCATGGGACTATCCTCCTCTTTGAATTGCTTCAGCCAGACAAGAAACCTGGTTTTCGGCCTCTTGGCGGTATGCAGTTCGACTCGTCTTGCTTCTGCTTCTTCGCATTTCTCACACAATGGCTCGTGAGAAAATACCTCATTATCGGTAACCAAGTGATACATTGTTTCTTCACCACAATCACCACAATCACCAGACACCCAATTGAGATTTGCGACATACTTAACTAGTTCTTCGTCCGGCCTGAACCATTCGCCCTTGACGCGTAGCAGTCCCCATCGCTGATGCTCCTCATGTTCTCGCTCTCTTGATCCATCAGCAACCGCTAAAAGTTCCAGTCTTTTGTGATGAGCAGTTTGAAGAGAAGCTAGGCGGCGAATCGGATCCGCCGCCATCCCGATCTTGATCATTCCGTCAAGGCCGCCTTCCCTGATGAAGTAGATCACAATCCCTCCACCGGTCCTGGTTTACCCCCTACGGGGGTAAAACCAACCGGATGAACCGGGCGGTTCTGAACCGGTTCAGAACCACTTGAACCGGCTTTATTTGCAGGAGAATTGGTCATTAGTCCTCGTCCGGATTTGAACCTGTGCGGTTCTGATTTTCGTTGAACCGGTTGAACCGGCTTGAACCATTAGGTTTTTCAGGTACCGGCTTGAACACGCCCCCGCTTTCATGGGCCTGTAACTTTCCGTTACGGACGCACTCCTTGATCGCCTTCATGGTGTCGGGCTTGTGGCCCCCGAGTCGGCGCTGGTCTGGCGTGCCGTTGAGCAGTCTTCGATAAACTTCGTTAGCGCTACTGGCCACGTCAGTACACACTTTCAAAATCTCAGTTACCAACGACGCCTCGCGCACGTCAGCCTTGGAGGGGGCCTTTCCTTCGGTCCTGTTCTGAATGTCCTTGTACTCGACGATCGCCGCCGGTCCGGTCATCAGCACTTCACACGCCTTCGGGGGCGCCCAATCCTCGTCACGCTGCTTGACCACATGCAGATCGAACCTGACGAGGCCAGCCGCTCGATCCTTCGGCGGAACACAGATGAACGCGGCGTCAATCCGCCCAGCCAAGGCACCGTGGCCACGGATGTCCGCGAGGCTTGGCTTCTCGCCTGGCTTCCACGTGGCCTTGGTGGTGTGGTGGTTTCCGAGTGTGGACGCCCCGCTGTACTCGGTAAGGATCTTCAGCGCCTCCGCCACCATGCTCATGTGCTGCGGATCGTTTTCGTTCAGACCAGGCCAGAAGCTCGAGAGGGAATCCAGGAACAGCAGATCGTGATTTGCCAACTCCGTGGCCATATCCTTGATGGCTCGTAGATCAGAGAGCGCCACGTCCATGTTGCGGCGGTAGGTGAATCGGTCTGGTGGGTCTGCAATGCCGGCTGCGGCGCAGGCACGTCGCAACCTGTCCTGCAGCCCGCGCAACCCGCCCTCGTTCTGCCCGACGAATACGCGCTTGCCAGCAGCCACGGCCTGCGCGCACCAGTCAATGCCGAGGAGCGTCTTGCCTACGTTGGGCGGCCCCGCCAGCACGGCTATGGCTTGCTCCTGCACGTATCCGGGAATGATCCACTTCGCTGGATCAATCTCGACCCGTAAGAGCTCGGCAACGGGGATTCCGTAGGTATCTTGGTCGTCGCCCGGCTCCCTGGGTTCCCCCATGTCAAGAGAGCCCTCTAGTGCGGATCTCGATGCGCACCGCCCATTGGGCGCGTAGCTCCTGGGCGCATTCCCAACTAGCCCGCTCTGGCTCGTTCCCTTTCGCGTCTCGGTCGTTGGGCAGTCCAAGTTCTGCGGCCACCTGATCCCGGACCGCCTTGCACGCGGCTACGTTGTTGTCTTTGTCGAGACCCTCTGACGACGGCGTGCAGCGCACCATCAACACCGCCCACGGAGCTGGCGGGATCTTGAGCTGCCCACGGAGGCGAAGTTCCGTCCACGCCCACGCAACGCGGCCGCGCTCTTTGGCGACGCGCTTCGCGGTGACCATGTGGTGCTCGCGATTGTTCTCTCCGCGGCCCAACTGGAAGCGGGGGATCGTAAAGACTAGTCCGTCCGACGGACTGAGCTGGACGCCAACACTCATTCGGCGTTCCTTGCCCAGCCGTAGTGTTCCATCCCCAGCCGATTGCGTTCGGCCCGGACTTCTGCCTCTACCCGCTCCGCGATGGCCCGCTCTTTGGCCCGAGCCCTCTGGAGCCTTACCCTCGTGTTGCTGCGCTCCCTTATCTTCGCCACCCGATCCGGATTCGCGGCCAGCCACGCCGCATGCTTTTGCTTGATGCGCTCCTTATTGGCAGCTCTCCAAATCCTCATTTGCGCCCTGTGCCGCGCTAGAGTCTTCCTGCGGTATGTCTTTGCGGTGGCGCTCCTGTTGACCCGCTTGCACTCATCGCACGAGATGCCGGAATGATCGTAAGCCCGCGTTACGTCTTTCCCACACCAGCCACACTGAAGGACGCGAGGGCTGCTGAACACCGGAAGTCCTAATTCCCGGCGCCGCCTTCCGAGGGCTGTCTTGGATATCCCAATCTGACGCGACAGGATGTTGTCTGGCATGGTGCCCAGAAGCGTGGTCCACTCCGGCCGCCATCTCACCCTCATGCCGCCATCTCCGGATCGTGCCGGATCTTGGGCCCAGCAGTCCGTGGGCTGTTCCCATGCTCCTCGAGCCACTTGGCTTTGATCCATTCCGGCGGAGCACGGCCGTGGATCCGCTGGTAGAGTCGGTAGAGATGGCAACGGTGCCGCTCGCAGAGGATGGCCCTTCGGCCCTCTCGTACCTGAGCGAACCAGACCCCGCAGAACCCAGCACACGGCTGCACCCAGAGCCCTTCGGCTCGGCGCGCGAGGATCCAGGCGTTGAGCTCGCGCTTCTTCACGTTGGCGCGCTCGCGAACGGCGTCGCTTGCTGAGCGGTGCGGCGAAGGTGCTTCTTGGTCTTCCGGTGCGTCGGGATGCTGACATAGGACTTCCCGCACGAAGGGCATAACTGCTTCGTTGCCTTACGACTCATTTGCGTCTCCTAATCTGCGCCGCGTCCAGCGGACTCCGCTTGCGGATGCGCCAGAGGAAGTAGGCGAGGATGGCTATGCCGAGGGCGGACCAGAGGTAGATCATGCGGCCTCCGGCTTAATCACCGCGTCAGGAGGCTCAATACGGAGCCCACCAGAAAGCAGAGACTGCCCATCGCATAGAGCAGAAGAACGATCGTTTGTGACTGCATTTCCGGTAAGCCCCTTTTGTTCAACAAGCACGATCGTATCGTTGTGCGCGCCGCCGTGGTGGACCAGAAGCAGCTCGCGCAGCCCGTAGCCCATCCGCTCCCCGAAGCCCGTGGACGACCACCCGAACGAAATAGCAATCCCGCCAGGCTCAAGGAGTGCGTCCAGTCCTTCGCGGGCAAGGCGATAGAGGCGAGCGTTTTGGGTGTCCTCGATGTTTATCGTGCGGCCTATGGCCTTGTAATGCTCCCTGATTTGGCGCGGCGAGTACGGCGGATCTAGCAAAACTGCGCTGGCGATAACCCCCTGCGCGCGGATGTCCCGTAGCCAGTCCAGAGCATCCATGCCGCCACGATGCCGGATGTCGTTGCGGTGCAGGCTTATTGTGCTGTTCCCGCAAAACGGGTCCACGATGCGCGTATGTCCGCCAAGCCACCGATCGAGCAATTCGCGAACGGGCGGCATCTCGAATGTGAGCGCACTCGGCATTGCGAATGCGCGATGAATGCGTGGCTCGCTCATCCCCGCCCCCTCCGCAGCCGCTGGCACGCCGCATCCGCCACCAGCAGGAGTAGGGCTGCGCCCATGGCGGTTGTGAGCATCGCGTAGCCAATGGCACGGAGGGCCGCTGCGCGGAGGCCGGTCAAGACACACCCACCGTCTGCGCGCAGACACAGGTGATGTCTGGGTCAAGCCGCCCGCAGTCGCGGCAGTACATCCACGACACGACGCAGCACCAGAAATGCTCGCGCCGGTATTCGCGCGGCATGCCGAACCAGTGACGGCGCTCAACGCCTGCGGGACGGCGCGGCGATCTGCGCGCCGGGTAGTTGCGATCTATCTGCTCGTCGGTCCAATGGTTCTGCGCCCCAAACGGGAACACCAGCGGGAGCCTCCTCATGATCGCTTCCCCTTCGCGCGGCGGGCCAGGGTCATGACTTCGCTGCCGCGAGTGCCCGCTTATTGTGCGGGTCTCCGGTGGTCTGGCCCCCGCGGGCGCAGGCCTCGCCCTTCTTGGCTCCGCATGTCGGGCACGCAACGAGCATTTCCAATTCAACTGACTTGCGGTTCGATTCGTCTTTTCCGTACATGTTCAGGCTTCCTCCTCCGCGTATGCTCTGCGTTCGATCGCTTCCACGTCGGCACCACTGGCGCGCAATTGAAGCCGCAGTCGAGCCAGCTTCTCGCTATCCGTGAGTGGCTCCCGCTCGCGCACCTCGAGGCCGTGCCAGCCGGCAATGGTGCGGGCGAGGCGGTGCTCCTGATCGTACCGGGCGACCGCCGGCAGCCACTTCAGAGCAAAGTGCTTGCCGTTACCCTTCAGTGCGTCGGATAGATGCTGCTCGGTGATCCCGATGTCCTCGGCGATGATGAGGCGCTTCGGGACGTGCAGCATGAGCACTCGCTCCACGTCCTCGAGGAGTTTCTGGCCGGCGCGGGCGTAGGAGGCTTGGAGTCCGTTGATCAGCGGCAAACCCCTCTGTTCCGCCATGCGAGTACTCCGGGTTAAATCCTTCACACCGTTAAACTGACCTACACGCACCCTAACCGCGCAAAAGAAAGGGGAGATGTTTCCACCTCCCCACGAACTAAGCCGTCTTGCCGTTCTCCCACGCCAGGATGGGAACCTTGCCTCCCGTCGCTCGCTCAAGCCTTGCGGCGCTGTCGATGTCCGGCCGCCCCTGTCCGCTGAGCCACCTGGAGAGTTGCGCCTGATCCACCCTGGCCGCCCTGCTCAAATCCGCGGCCCGCTGCTGCGTCTCTGTCAGGTAGCGCTTCAGGAGTCGGGGCCCTCGCATGCCTGAGTCTTTAGCTTGCAACCATGCAAGTTGTCAAGTCGCAAGGCAGGCACCCTTGCAAGCCGCCATGTGTCAGGCTCCGTCCATGCCGCCACGCGACCGGGTAGATCGCGAGACACGCGACAGAATCGTCCGCTGGATCAAGTTCAAGATGCGGGAACTGCGGATCGAAACCCAGCGTGAGTTCGCCAAGCGCATCAAAGTGCACGAGTCAACGGTGTCACGCGCCCTGCGAAATGGTCCGATTGGTTTAGATCTGGTCATCGGTCTCCATCGCGAGCTAGACGAGAGCGCCAACCGCATTCTGGACGCCGATCCAGACTAACGTCTGAGTAGCTTGGATTCTGGCTTGTGTGTGTCCGGGTGCGAATTCCCACCTTGATCGGATGTCGTGGTGCCCCATTACAGTAGTTGCCGGGGGGACAACCCGGAGGACACCCGTGAAGGTTCAGAGGTCAAAGAGGGTCAGCGGCTCTGGCGCCCGTACGCTCGCTGGCCAAGTTGTTTCACTCGAGCGGCGCTGTGCCGCCCTGGAGCGCGAG